GAAACGAAGAGTCAGTGAATAACTGGCTTGACGAAAACGGAGACTTGTTCGGATTAACTAAGCAAGAGGAAGCCCCTAAAGTAAACGAGATGGACCGCGCTGCATTACGTCAGCAGGACGTCGTTACACAGGGTGCATACACACCTGACCGAGCAGAAGACTTAAACCTACGCCTCGACAATGCTGAATCAGCAGAAGAGATTTTGAGTTTACTTCGCTCACAAGAATAACTAATCATAGTTTCTAACTACAAAAGGAAATATACCTAAATGGCAAACGCATACACAGGAACAGGGTCCTCCTCTCTCGGAGGTACCGCTGGTGCTGCTGGTTTAGTTCAGAAGGCTTATGACCGACTTCTTGAGTTCGCACTTCGTAGCGAGCCACTTATTCGTTCAGTAGCCGACAAGCGCCCAGCACGTCAAGCAATCCCAGGTTCAACAGTAGTTCTACAACGCTACGTTGACCTTAACCTCGCAACAACAGCACTAACAGAAGATACTGACCCAGATTCAGTAGCAATGTCAACACCAACATCAGTTACTATTACTCTTGCCGAGTACGGTAACTCAGTTCTAGTAACTCGTGCACTTGAGTTGTTCTCACTTGCAGATGTAGACCCAGCAATTGCTAACATCATTGCATACAACCTTGCAGATTCAATTGATTCTGTTGCTATGACAACCCTACGCGGTGGCTCAAACGTCATCTACTCAGGTTCAACAGCAACATCAACAGCAACAGTTACTGCTGCCGCAACAATCTCATCTGCAAACCTTCGTCGCGCAGTTGCAAAACTCCGCGCTAACAAGGCTACAGGTCGCAAAGGTTCACTCTACTGGGCTGGTATCCACCCAGAAGTTTCACACGACCTCCGCGCTGAGACAGGTTCAGCAGGATGGCTTCTTCCTAACCAGTACGGTTCATCACAGGACCGCATCTGGGCTGGAGAAATCGGACAGTACGAGGGTGCATACTTCGTTGAGTCTCCACGTCTCTACTCAGCAACAGACGGTCTTTCATCTGCAAAGGTGTACCGCACAATCGTTGCAGGACAGCAAGCAATGGCAGAAGCCGTTGCAGAAGAGCCACACGTAGTCATCGGACCAGTAGTTGACAAGTTGATGCGTCACCGCCCAATGGGTTGGTACGGCGTACTCGGATTTGCTCGCTACCGCGAAGAGGCACTCTTCCGCATTGAGTCAGGTTCATCAATCGCTTAGTTGATTGACGGGTGGGGCTAGGGGAACCTAGCCTCATCAGTAAGTTCATTAAGGAGAACTATGCCAACGTACACATTCAGACCACCAACGGTGGAAGAAGGACCTGCAGGTGGACATCGCCTATTCTTGTTCTACAAGTTAAAGCGTGGCATTACTGTTGTCAAAGATGGTGCCACTTGGTCACAGATACGCTATGCAGTAGATGAAGACCTTAATGAATATGATGTTGTTTATCGTGGTGGCTACAACCACACGGTAAGCGAGGCAACCAAGACTGAATTGATTGCTGCTAATATCGGAGTTACAGAAGAAAACTTCACGGTACAGTAGGGGACAAAATGAATTTACACCAGAAACAGAAACATCCTGAGTATATAGAGGGTTGCTTTGGTTGCAAAGTAGGAACTCTTGAACTAGGAACTGGTGATGCAACTAGAGACGTTTCCGACAAGAAATGGACTTCTGAGTTGCAGTCATACCGAGATGCAAGAAGTCAAGGTATACAGCCAGCGGGTACTACACGTGCCCACGTAGAAGCAGCATATGAAGCGTCAGTAACATTGGGTAAGCCATACGATGCAAACACAATGCCAAAGACAAAAGATATAAACAAGAAGACAACCGAAGCACTCAAACATATAGGAGCAATCTAATGCCAAAAGTAGGAATGAAGGAATTTGCTTACACACCTAAGGGTATGGCTATGGCAAAGATGGAAGCCAAGAAAACTGGCAAGGCGATGAAGAAGAAGTCTGTTAAGAAAAAGGCGAAGAAGAAGTAATGCCAGGTATGATGAAGAAGGCTACACCTACACGTAAGCCTACACCTAAGCCAAGCCCATCTACATTTGCTCAGAAGTCAGCAGCAGCCGAGGCTGAACTAAAGAAGTTAATGCAGGGTGGAAAAGTTAAAGACATTAACAAGACCAAAGACAGCCTTATGAAGAAGTATGGCGTGCGACCAAATGGGAGAACAAACTAATGAAAAAAGAAACAAAACCAAAGGTTAAGATTACTGGAAAAGCCAGTACAAGCGGCGGGCCTTTTACTGGAAATACACTTAAGTTGAATCAGTATGGCCAGCCAAAAAAGTCCCACCCAAAGCAGCAAACAAAGAAGAAGTAAATGACAGACCCTAGACTAAAGCGGGTAGGAGTGTCGGGCTTTAATAAGCCTAAGCGCACACCGAATCACCCCAAGAAGAGCCACGTAGTCGTGGCTAAAGAAGGCGATAAGGTCAAGACTATTCGCTTTGGTCAACAGGGTGTCACTGGTGACAGAAAGCCAACAGCCCGTCAAGCATCATTCAAGGCACGTCACGCTAAGAACATTGCTAAGGGTAAAATGAGTGCCGCATATTGGGCAGATAAGGTGAAGTGGTAATGCCAAAGAAAGTAGCATTCTGGGATAAGAAGAACCCTAAAAAGAAATCAACTCCATTGACTCCAGCACAGAAGGCTAGGGCTAAGGCAATGGCTAAGAAGGCTGGAAGACCTTATCCAAATCTAATAGACAACGCAGCAGCAAAGAGAACATAACAAAGGTGGGGACAATGCAAGAAACAGTAGCAATCGCTTGGTGCGATAACGGTATGGTAGATGGCAAGTTTATGCAGGGAGTTACAGATGTAATACTAAAGTCTGGACTTACCTTTGAATCTACCTATCGCTCACAGGGTAATCAAATTGCCCGTCAACGTGAGAAGGTTATTAACTATTGGTACGACCAGAACAAAGCAGACTGGTTGTTATGGGTTGATTCAGATGTAGTCATCAGTCCAGAGGGATTCTTAAAACTTTGGAATCAAAAGGACAAAGATGAACGCCCAATAATGACTGGCGTTTACTTTACTACCGACAACCCAGAGGAACCGCTGATGGTTCCAATGCCTACAGTCTTTAACTTTGTAGAGGGAGATGAAGGTGGCTTTGGATTAACAAGAGTCCATCCGCTTCCTAAAGATAAACTGATTCAAGTCAGCGCAGCAGGTATGGGATATGTTTTGATGCACCGAAGCGTAGTTGACAGGATTAGAAAAGAATTACCTGATGCCCAGTTCTTTATGGAGATGGGTAGAGGGACAAAGTTTATTGGTGAGGACATTTACTTCTTCGCACTATGCGAGAAAGCAGGAGTCCCACTCTGGTGTGACACAAGCGTAACTGCTCCACATATGAAGCGGTTCTCTTTTGATGAACACTATTACAACGCAATGACCAAAAGGAGATAACTATGCCAACTGGCAAAGAGGGCAGCACATTAACAGCAGAGTTGAATAGGCTTGCTGGCATTACAGATATTACCAAGTATCAGGATGCCCAAGGTGCTGCAAACGTCTGGGCTGGTACAACAGGCAAAGCCATCATTGGTGCACTTAACTACAAGGCAAGTTCATCACGCCAGCCTAATGCTTACAAGGGCCTTAACGCTGTCTGTAATGAGATTGCTGGAACCACAGGATTAGAAGCAGTCACAGCCCTAAGGAGCATCAACGTATGACAACTACTCTTGCCAATATGATTGACGAAGTTCTCATCAACCTCTCTGGCTACACCTTTCAGCAGGACAGGGCTACACACTTAACTGCTCCTGTTACCACAACAACATCAACAGGTGCATCTCCACTTATCCTAAGCCTTGGGTCTACCGACTCTGTAGGTAAGGGTACTGTTGAGATTGACGAAGAACTTCTTTGGGTAGATACCTTTGACCGTGTTGCTAATACTGCAACCGTATCTCCTTATGGTCGTGGCTACCTAGGCACAACTGCTGCCACACACTTACTAGATGCGAAGGTTACTATTGCTCCTACCTTCCCACGCTTTAGCATTAAGCGTGCAATCAATGACACCATTCGCTCCCTTGGAGCGAGCATCTTTGCAGTCAAGAGCACATCGTTTGTATTCAACGCTGCACAGTCAACCTACGGTTTTAACAATCTTGACATCAAGAACATCCTTACGGTTTCCTGGGAAGAGATTGGACCATCAAAAGAATGGCGACCAATCCGTCGCTGGGACTTTGACTCAACAGCAGATGCCACAGCCTGGGGTGCTGGCGCACAGACAATTACACTAGGTGAGGCTCCTATCTCAGGACGCACAGTTCGTGTGGTCTATGCAACAGACCCAGTTGCTTTTACAACTAATGCTCAGGTCTATACAACACAGACAGGACTTCCTGAGTCAACAAGAGATGTAGTAATCCTAGGCGCAGCCTATCGCTTGCTCACATTCCTCGACCCAGCACGTGCCTCACAGGTTAGCCCACAGGCTGATGAGACAGATAGCAAGCGTCCATACGGTGCATCACAGAGTGCAACTAAGCAACTCTACGCACTATACACACAACGTCTTAATGAAGAAACACAATCGCAACAGCAGAACTATCCCCCACGAGTTCACTTCTCACGCCGATAAGGACCGTCAATGACAACTAGAAAATACTCATCACGCTCGCAGCAGACAACTCTGACTGCGCCTCTTACATCAAATGCTACAACGATGTCTGTCGTATCTGGCTCTGCTCTTATGGGTGGAAAGACTCTTACGGGAACACAGACTTACACAGTTGTTATTGACCCAGATACAGCCCTTGAAGAAATTGTAGATGTCACGCTCTACTCATCTGGTAACACTATTACCATCACTCGCAACATTGATGGTTCGACTGGTCAGGCACACTCTGCTGGTGCAGTAGTTCGTCATATGGCAATTGGTAGAGATTACCAAGAAGCCAATGACCACATCGAAGCAACCACAGGACACGGTGCAACTGGTGCAGTAGTTGGTACAACTAACACTCAGACCTTGACTAACAAGACTCTTACTGCTCCAGTAATCACAACACCTACAATCACAAGCCTCACCCTTGGTGACGGAAACCTTGTATTTGAAGGTGCTACTGCAGATGCTTTTGAAACTACTCTCACAGTCGTAGACCCTACGGCTGACCGTACAGTAACTATCCCAGATGCTACAACAACCCTGGTAGGAACTGACACAACTCAGACACTTACAAATAAGACCCTAACCAGCCCAACCATTACTGGCACTGGTGCCATCGCAGGAACCTTTACAGGTAACCTTACTGGTAACGTAACTGGCTCCTCTGGTTCTACAACAGGTAATGCTGCTACGGCTACAGCCTTGGCGACTGCTCGTACATTCCAATTAACTGGAGATGTAGAAGCAAGCGGAGTTACATTTGACGGAACTGGCAACGTCAGCCTTACCACAGTAATTGGTACTGGAGCAATTGTTAACGCAGACATCAATGCTTCTGCTGCAATAGACAAGACAAAGATTAGCGGCACAGCAGTGACTGTGGCTGATACAGGTACTGTCACATCAACAATGATTGCTAATGGAACAATTGTAGATGCTGATATAAATGCAACTGCAGGTATTGCCTATACTAAGTTAAGCCTTGGTGGAACCATTACCTCTGCCGACTTGGTAGATGGAACTATCGTAGCCTCTGATATTGCTAATGGAACTATTACCGCAGCCAAGATGGTATCCGACCCATATGCTCGTGCTAACCACACTGGCACACAGACAGCCTCAACAGTCTCAGACTTTGATACTCAGGTTCGCACATCTCGCCTAGACCAAATGGCTGCACCTACTGGCTCAGTATCGCTTAACAGTCAAAAGGTAACATCTCTTGCTACACCAACAGATAACGCAGATGCTGCGACTAAGTTGTACGTAGATACAAAAGTTGCAGACCTAGTTAACTCAGCCCCTGGCACATTAGATACCCTTGGTGAGATTGCAACAGCAATTCAAGCAGGTGGAACTGTCTATGATTCCTTTGTCTTAAAGGCAGGAAGCACTATGACTGGTGCTCTTACCCTCTCAGGTGCGCCTACAGTGGACCTACACGCCGCTACAAAGGCGTATGTAGACACTGTGGCTGGTTCTGCAACAGCAGCAGCCGCTAGCGCATCAGCCGCAGCAACAACCTATGATAACTTTGATGACCGTTACCTTGGTAGCAAGTCATCTGCTCCATCTGTAGATAATGATGGTAACGCACTTCTTACAGGTGCTATCTACTGGAACTCAGTAACCAATGCTATGTACGCTTGGACAGGTACAGAGTGGGGTTCAATCTCATCCACTGCAGACATCTACCGCTTCCGCTTTACAGCAGCAGGTGGAGAGACATCAGAGTCTGGTGCAGATGACAACGGCTTGACACTTGCTTACATCCCAGGTAAAGAGCAGGTATACCTCAACGGTGTACTTCTTGCTCGTACATCAGACTACACAGCAAGTAACGGAACAAGCATCACTTCTCTTGCAGCACTTGCTGCAGGAGACATTCTAGAGATTATTACCTTTACAGCGTTTGAACTTGCAGACTCTATTGCTCGTTCACTTTTTGATGCTAAGGGTGACATACTCGTAGCAACATCTGCCGATACTCCTGGAAAACTAACAGTCGGTACTAATGGGCACTACCTCAAGGCTGATTCTTCTACAGCAACTGGTCTTGTATGGGCAGCAGTTCCTGACCCAGACCTTACTCCATACGCAAATGAAATTATGACAATTATGGGAGCATACTAATGACTAAAGCACGTGACCTAGCAAACGCTGGTACAGCATTAACAACTGTATCTGCTACAGAACTTGGATATGTAGATGGTGTTACTTCTGCTATTCAAACACAGATAGATACTAAGTTGGCTACTTCTACAGCATCATCTACCTATGCCCCATTAGCAACACCTACACTTACTTCTCCTATAATTATATCTCCAGAAGAACGCACAACCGTATCAGCAACTGCTGCAGCAACTACTGTTAACTTTGATGCTTCAACTCAAGGTGTTTTGTATTACACAAGTAACGCTACAGCCAACTGGACACTAAACGTTCGTGGTACTTCTGGTACTACACTAAGCAGCATCTTGGCTGTTGGTGATGCAATTACTGTATCTTTCTTGGTAACTAATGGAAGCACAGCCTATTACCAAACAGCATTTAACATTGATGGTTCTGCAGTAACACCTAAGTATTCTGGTGGAACTGCACCTGCATCTGGTAACGCATCTTCTATAGATGTATACACATACACAATTATTAAAACAGCAGCAACTCCAACCTACACCGTATTCGGTGCTGGTCCGATTAAGTACGCGTAAGGAGATATAAATGCCATTATTTAGTCCTGTTTCTGCAGGTGGTATAGGTAAAGCAACAGTTACAGCAACCACTGGTTCACCTTCTGTAGATACAACAACACGTGCTGGAAAAACTATCTATCGTTTTACTGCTAATGGTTCTATTACTATTGGCACTGCTGGTACTGCTGAATTTCTTTTAGTCGGCGGCGGCGGTGGAGGAACATCTGGTGGTGGCGGAGGTGGTGCTGGTGGTTATGTTTATAAAGCATCTGGATTTTTACCATCTGGAACTTTAACAGTAACCGTTGGTGCTGCTGGCGCTTCGTACAGCAACAATCATACGCAATATCCAGTAAATGGAGGATCAAGCGTTCTTGGAGATTATATTGCATTAGGTGGCGGCGGCGGTTCTCCGTCTGTTTCTGGCTCAACACCAACAACTGGTGGTAATGGTGGTTCTGGTGGTGGTGGAAATTATGGAACAGGTGGACCTGGAACAGGATTTTCTGGTCAAGGTTTTGCTGGTGGCAATGGCGTTAATGGTGGTAACTATCGCGGTGGCGGCGGTGGTGGAGCAGGCGGTGCTGGACAAAACGCTAATGGTAGCAATGACCCTATTGGTGGTGCTGGTGTTGCTAATTCAATTACAGGAACTTCTGTCACGTACGCAGTCGGTGGTGGTCAAGTTACATCCGCCCCTGCAGCAAATACTGGTGGTGGTGGCGCAGGTCAAACTAACCAAACTGGCGCTGCTGGCGTAGTAATCGTAGTAATCGGATAATTTAACAAACAACAATCGAAAGGGTAGTAACTAATGGCTACAACAACCAAGGCTCTCTTTAGGGGGGCCGCATCAACATCAAGCACAACACTATACACAGTACCAGCATCAACAACTACGGTAATCACCAACATAGCAGTGGCTAATACCGCTGGTTCTGCTGGTACATTTACTCTGTTACTTGATGATGTTGACCTGCACACAACAACAGCAATTGCAGCAAACTCAACAGTATATATTGACTTAAAGCAAGTTCTTGCTACAACCAAAACTATTAAAGGTTTTGCATCTGCAATAACAATTGACTTTCACCTAAGCGGAGTGGAGATTTCCTAATGGGCCTATCAGTATTTCCTGCAGCAGCAGGTGGTGGAATTAAATCAGTACAGCGTGGTTCTGCAGGTAGTTCTGGAAACGTAACTATTACTGCTGTTGATATTGCTAAATCTTTTGTAAACATTTTTGGAACCGCTTCATCTGGAACAGTAGCAGCAACTGGAACCGTTGCCGCTCATACTTTTAACACAAACAGTCAGGCAATTGGACCATCTAGCACTATTCAATCAAAATTTGTTACATTGACTGGAGATATTGCTGCTGCTGCACTATCTGGAGGAACAAACAATCTTGTTGCAGCAGTTGTACAAGGATTTTTAGCCAACAGTACAACATTAACAGTAAGCGGCGCTTGTCGCTGGGAAGTAGTGGAGTTTGCATAATGAGAACATTTATTCAACTAAAAGATGGAATTGGTTGGGCTTCCGTGAATACAGCAGGAGAAGTCGAAGGTGCTGTTGAAGTGGAATCTGGCACTGGAGATTTTTACATTAAAAAGAAATATGAAAATGGAGTATGGTCAGATGCCCCTTCAATTAAGTGGGCAGAAATAGACGAAAATGGTGTAATTTTAGAAGTAAAAAGGTCGTATTTTAGTTCAGAAATTGATGGGCCAATTATGACACCAGACGTTCAAGTAACATCGGTCTGGAAAAATGGTCGATGGACTGAACCAGACCCAGTATAAAAAATAAAACATTAGAATAGGGGATAATAATGTTAAACAAACAAAAAAGTAAAAAAATAATTTTTACTAAAAATGATACAAATGTTTCAGATGAATATGCTCCAAAACCATCCATTTATTTTATACCAGAATGGTACAAAAAAATGGAACCATCTTATCCAGAAAAGAAAAAATTTGGAATTATGGTGACAATAAAAAAATGTATTCCTGTCTTGGACTCAATTACTGCTGGATATATAATTGTTTCACCTTGTGATGTTTACATAACTATTGTAGATGATGAAGTTCAGTATAAACCTGTCTTAAATGGAATTATGGATTTTCATCCAAGGAAACAAGCGCATTTGCATCCAAAGGCAAATGAATTTATGTTTCCAAAGTGGGTTAACCCCTGGGCGATAAGAACTCCTAGGGGTTATTCCTGCTTATTCAAACCACCAGCACACAATCCAAATCCTTGGTTTGAAATCTTAGAAGGAATTGTAGATACTGATAATTATAACGCTCCAGTTCATTTTCCTTTTGTTCTAAAAGACACAACAAAAGAATATATAATTCCTGCTGGTACACCTATTGCTCAGGTTATACCTTTTAAGCGAGAATCTTGGAAATATAGTTTATCAGATGATAGAACATTTATTGATAAAACAATAAGTTTTTTGACAAGCAAATTCTTTGACCGATACAAGCATATGTTCTGGTCAAGAAAAAATTATTCGTAAGTACAGTTTTTTCCTAATAATGGAGGTACGCCTTGGCTGGCAGAGATATTACCGAAGGTCGTGGAGATAGACGCGGACCCACAAATGATGACCCATCGT